TTCATCAGTTTCCTTGATGTCTTATAGATGTCAATAGTCGGAGGTTCTTCTAACGGGCGCTTAATCAGGGCGCTGCCGAAATCGTCAACTTGATATGTAATTCCATCAATTTTCAGTTTTGTTCCAAGAGGGATTCTAGACCAATCAGAAGCAATAGATTTATCTTTCTTTAAAGGTGTTCCGATAGCAGTTTTATTTCCGTATTTGATATGATCCTTCTCATACTTTCCTGCATATGCCGTTGTACGAATTTGAAAAGTTTTAACAGGGATAGACTTAACTTGTTTAAAGGAAGTACAAGAGACTGTTATAAGGGAAAGAATAGTTAATAAAGTTTTCATAAATTATGCGGAATAAACATCAATCTTTAATCCTTTAACCTTAGCATCTTCTATAAATTCGTCAAGGGATTTACAATGTTCTTTGCCGAAATTATATATTACAAAACCAGTAGATTTATAATAACCAGCAGAGTCATCCCAAGTATCAATATCGAAGGTTTCTTCTTGTTCATCTTTATCCCAGCGAGAAAGAATCCAATCTTTATATGCTTGAATAGGATCAGGGGAATTTACAATTTGTTCGGTTTCTTTTGTGGAAGTTTGTAAACAATTAAATCCTACTTCTGAATATTTTGTGATTCCACTAGGAAAAGTAATCATTCCTTCTGCACAGATATGGACGTTCATGCTCATATTAAATATATCCATTTAAGGAATTGTCTGGACTAAATTTATATGCTTTACCATGAACATATTTCCCAAATTGATTGTAACCAATCTTAAGTAACTGCCCATTATTGATATTCCAATAATTAAATCCACTATCATCAATTAACAACCATTCAGGATATTGAATTTCTGCAAGTGCTTCATCATGTGTCCATTCGGACCAAATTCCAGGCAGTTTCATGACTGCATTTTACCCCTTATTGAGTTATTGTCAACAACTATTTTCCGTTTCTTTTGTTTTCTAATTCAATAATTCTTTCATCAAGATAAATCACGAATCTGTCCCAAGTGAAAACTACGGCAGAAGTAGAAAAAGGAAATAAAAACCACATTTTTCCAAATGGAAGAAAAATAATAGCAAGAGCTATGCCAACGTAAAAACTTGTGCAGAAGGCACATTTAAGAAGTTTCTTTAGAAAAGGTGATTTATATAAGAAGGGTCGAATTTTTAAAATATCGAGAATTTCTGCATGGCAAAGAACGAAAGTTAATGCAGCAGAAACAGAGTAAAGAAAAAAATATTCCATAATATTAATTATCTCTTTCCTGAATAAGAATAAATTTCATGTGCTACCTTTGATTTGATTCGTGAACTACCTTCAATAACCGCAGTCATCAATTCTTTCCAAAGAGCATGATCAATTTTATCATTTCTAAATTTTTCATCTAATAGATCAGTAAGAGTATTGCGTTCTTCTATAATAACAGAAACAATACGTCTGTCAAGGTTTTTAGAAATTTTCATAATTCTTATTTCTACGTTGTTTCCTATTCATTAACTTTCTCTGGTGTTTACGAAAATTAACTTGTGCTCTGGCAGGAGTCTTACATTTCAATGAAGATTTCATTTTCCTTCACAATCATTTAATGAACGTTTCTCATCTTCGATTTTATTATATACATCCCAATATTTGTTTCGACAAACTTGAGTTTGATAAAATGAAAAGGCTTGAATGCCTACTACTAATACTTGTAATAACAAACTAATATATGCCAGAATAGTTAAACCAAAAATAAGAAGAACTATCGTAAATATGGCAAAACAGAGTCCAACCCAAAAACAAGAATCCACAAGATTATAATAATCCTCTTTCTTTTCTTCGATTTGTTTTAAATTATTCATTTTACTTAAATATGTTTTTTATTTTTTGCCAGAAACTCTCTTTCACTGAAAAATCTTTCGTATCAATTTTAGAGAACACTTTGATAGGATTCACTATACCATTCCCACTTTCTTTGTCAAACCCTTTCTCTCCAATATCATCAGCAGTTTGAACTAATAATTGTCTAATATCTTGCACAGATATAACTTTATTCTGTTTCTTATAATAAGAAATAATTAAGGCAATCAAACCGGAAAGGAAAGGAGCAGACTGTGAGCTACCACTTAAGACACCATAACCATTATCTCTATAAGTTGATAGAATATTCTCCCCAGGTGCAAGAAAATCAATAGTCTCGCCCCAAGAAGAAAACAATGATCTATCTTGCATCAGACTATCTGAACACGAACCAACGGCTATACACTCATCATATTGAGCAGGATAAACGACATCAGGCTTATCGGTCTCACCATTGTTACCTGCACTACAAACAACCACAATATTCTGCTTAATTAATTGTTTAAGCAAAGGTTGAATTTCTGGCATAGGAGCAGAACCACCTAATGACATATTAATAATATCCGGCTTTAAACTTAAACAATATTCTAATCCCTTTAGAACACTATTATTTTGTGAGAAGCCGTTCTTATTTAGAACTTTAATAGAAACAATAGTAGATTGAGGGGCAACCCCTACAACGCCATAGTTGTTTAGACATGCGGCTAATATTCCACTTACATGAGTACCATGGAAAATATCTCTATCAAAAATATCTTCTCCATCAATAAATGATCTACATTTACCCACATCAATATTCTTAATTAGATCATCATGTAATTGAATACCAGAATCAAGAACTGCAATAGTTACTCCTTTGCCTTGTGTTGTCGCCCAAATTTTAGGAATATTATATCTTCTTATTTGAGATGGATAAATTTCTGAAAGAGTTTGAATATCTCCTTCTGCATGGAATTTGAATTTAGGTAAAAGATATAGATCATCCATTTTACCTATTTATTTCCCAACTCAATCTGACATATTTACTTCAAACCAATTCAACGGAAACAAGTATCCAATGAATCCTGAATTTCTCACTTTATTATCATGCGGAAGGAATAAACAATAATCAGGACTATGTGCTAATTTCTGTAATCTACCTTCTTGTCCTTGAACAAAATACTTTTCATTTAGGTATTTTGCAGCAAACCATTGTTTACCATTTATCCACATAATAATAATAATATTATTTCTTAATATATTTCTCTGGAACAATCCGAGGTTTCAACATCTTTTCTTCTACTAAGAAAGTATAAAGATTAGGATAAGTTTTACGATGTTTATTAACGAATAATAAGAACAAATCTGTTGCAGAAGTTTCTTTAAGGACTTCTTGAGCAGTCATTTCTTTTGTGGCTTGTCGAACTGCTTCACAAAATTCAATATTCTTGAGGAAACGATCTTGACGAGTAGTAGAACGGAAGATACGAACTTCTGCTCTTACATCATCTACTCTTACTGCTTCATATTTCCCTGTTTGTGTTTTCTTAAACTTTTTATGTTTATCATGAACACCATATTTGCCATTATAAAAGGTTTGCCTTTGTGCTACTACTTTACATAGTTTAGAACAAGAGTTCATAAACAATACAAACTTAGATAGTTCTAATTCAGAGAATAAGGATAATGATAGGGATACATGCATTCCGTATTTTGTTCCGGCATCATGTCCAATACATTCATATTTAGGAAAAACTTCAAATACCTTTCCCCAATCTTTCATCTTTTGATAATCCTCAAAAGTGAGAACTTTACCGATTAATTCAACTCCACATTCATCATCTAAGGAACCATCATATTCGGTAAGAATATTATTCTTTCGAGCAATAGCACAGAAATCATACATTTCTCCGTCACAGAAGATTTCCAATTCGACTCCCATTCCTTTTTGGTTTTTATTTAAGCGACGAGTAGAATGATAATCTGCTCGTCCCGTATCATCAATACCGCTTTCTTCTTTTTTATAAAACCATTCTCCGTCAACTAATTCAATAATATCATTATCTACACAATAGTCTTTACATACCAATTCTCCTTCACAGTTTACTTGGGTATATTCCTGATTATTAAAATATTGAAAACTATAATCACAAAGAAAGCCTATTGTCTTGGCATCATCTTCATGACAATAACTAGATTCTGTTGTTTTAAAACGAACATAATGAAAATTTCTTTTTGAGGCATACCAATTCCCAGAAGGAAGAGATAATGTTGCATCTAATTGTCGATGAAACTTTCCTGTATCAGTACAAAGAACGAATTTTGTCCGAGGAAAATTATCTTTTAATTGATTCAATGCATCAGTACTATTAATTTCCCGTTTAAGAAATTTAGTATTAATATTATGAATAATATCATATTTCTGTTTTTCAGTGAGTCTCATTTTTATAAAAGGTTAAGTTAAATCTTTTTTAATCATTGGAATAGTAGCAAAGTATGCTGCGCCGTCAACTAAATTATCTTGGGTATGAGCATGTGATTCTCTAGCAATCTTTAATCCTGCCATCATTAATGCAACTTTCTCTGGTTCAATATCAGGAATATCATTGATTGCTCCCCAAATCCTTCCAATCTTTGTAAAATTACTCTTAGGAGAACCATAAGATTTCTGTCTTTCTCCATGAATCAATTCATTAGCCTTAACTAATATGTCTTCATCTTGAGTTGTTAAGGTTTCAGGAATCAATTCAAAATCTGAATTAAAGATGGGAATATCCATTGCTCTTGCTGCTTGATATTCAAGATTAGCACCTTTACTTTTTTCCCAGCCATTTAACATAATCATTGCTTCTGCTTCTGCCACCATTTTCAATGATTCCCGAATATAAAAACCATAAGATTTAGTAGTATCCCCATTAGCAATTTTAGCAGGATTTAAGATGTTAAAAACTCCTAAATCCATCAATCTACCATGCATGAACTCAAATGCAGGATAATTAAA